TGTAACTGTATATCCAGACCCTATCGAGGTTAAAAGTATTTCCTGAATAGAGCAAACACCATTTCTGCAAGTTGTAATTGCAACCGCTGAGGCATTCGTACCACCAACTGGCGCTGTAGAAATTGCAACTCTAGGTCTAGATGTATATCCAGAACCATCATCATTCATTATAATTCTTCTTACATATCCAGTAGATCCATTGTTGTTTCCGCCAATAACTTCAGCAGTTGTTACCGATGGGAATAGTTCTAGAGCAGTAATGTATCCCTCATTTTGCAATGATTCATCTATTTCATCTAGAGTACTATCAAGACCATCATATCCACCAAGTTCATCCTGGTATTCAAATAATTCACATTGAAGTTCATAAACATATGATTGTCCCAATTGATAAAATGGTTTTTCGTGCTCTACAAATTTAACTTCAAATAATCGTCTACCTAAAGGAAAATAAATTAAATCTCCTTCTCTTGGTCTAGAAGACACTGTAATTTCATCATCAGGCATCGACTCTAAAAATGGAGAAATAAAATCTTCAAATCGTTCTTTAGATATAACTAATGTTAATTCATCTTTTAAACTCATTCCAAATTTAGTTAGAATATCACCAGATCCAGTATGACCTTCATAAGTGCTTAAATAAGCCTCTAGCATAAAGGTATCATTGAATTTGGATGATACAACTTCTCTGATTATTGTATTAGTTCTTACAAATTTTCTGGGCAAGTATCCAATTTCAATACCATACATCCTCAATTGTTCATTGATCAGTTGCTGTATCAATCTCTGTTCACTTGCTGAACCGTGTTGAAAAAAAGGATTTAATGCCATTATCCAATAAAATCGTAAGGTGGAAGTTCGTAATCCATTGCCATTCTAGATTTAATAGAATCTAATTCTTTTTCTGCATCATCATAGATTTCTCTACCATTCAATTCAATTCCACCTGGTAGTTTTACACCCCTAAATTTAATTAAATTTTGACCCCATTGGCGCTTAATTAAAGAGGTTAAATATTGCTTTAAAAAACTATCATTATATACATTAGTAAATTCTGTAGGATTTAAAATCCTATAGCAATCTATAACAAGATATGTATCGGGTGATTGTGCCCCCCAATCAATATCTAAATACATTCTATTTTGTCTTTTATTAAATCTTATCTGCTTATCAGTTGTCAATAAGAAATCAATATCTTCTAAATAACTTTTAACCATAGAATATTGAAGAAGTTCTACGGAATTAAAATAATATAAATCATTTAAAAATAACTGATATTTTATACTAAACATACCACCAGAGATTGAACTGGTGTCAAATTTAAAAACTTTTTCAATACCAATAACAGAATCTGGTATTTGAATAAAGTTTGAATTTTCGTACCAATTGAAAGATGTTCCGGTAGTTGAAGTTGCAGTAGTTGTTACTATTCCAACTGCATTTGGTGGATCTGCTTTTCCCCTATCAACATCGCCTTGGGTTATTTTGTACTTCAAGTACATTCTTTCAACGCCATCAAAATGACGCTCATTAAAATATTGTAATGCATCGTCAACCAGATCATCTATTTGATCATCATCAACATTAATCTCTAAAACAGGGGCTCCCAAACGCCTTAAACAATAATCAATAAGTTCTTGCCTAGATGATGGTTTTGCCATTATATTTTATTGTTTATTTTACTAAATACTATTTATTTCAAAAATAGATAAGACCTCTTGCTGCTTTAAGTATAATTTACAGTAAAGTTTTGCAAAATTTTTAAGATCATCAATGTTATCCATAGAATCAATAAATCTTGCTTGTCTCTCATATTCGAATGATTTATTAATATCATCCAAAGAAATTTCATTTAAGTCCATTAATAAGCTCCTTTAATAAAGTTTTAATTTCGGACATTTCTTTCTTCATTGATTCAAGTTCATGTTTTTGTGTGATTCTACTATTAATTGTACTCATGTATTGTTCATATTCAACACTGTCACAATTAATAATTGCTCCTGTATTTTCATCACGATATAAATTTGAAAATCCTTTTACTGGTATCATCACGCTAAAGCAATTGTTCTTAAATCTTTAATTCTTGGATAATTTGCCTGATCGGAACCAGACATTATAATTTTGATTTTAAATCCAATAAATGGTCCAACATTTGGTGCAGTATACTGATATTCTAAAAATTCATTTTCCAAACTTGAAGGAACAAATACATCTGGCAAACCACTGTTTTTGGATGTATCAACAACATCCAAATAACCATCTTGATTGCTATCAATAGTTAAATTCCTATATCCTGGGAATAGTTCAAAAGATTGTTTCACCTCACTAGAATCTGGTCTCACCAAACTATATAAAACTCTAATATCAGAAGATGAATTTCTATATGCTGATAGGAATAATTTTAATGTGTTTGATGGTTGAGATAGTCTAATTGTATTTGAAACGTATATCGCAGCATGGGGATCATCATTAATTGAATTAACTCTCCCATCATTAATATAATCTGCAACTGGTTTATTCAGTCTTGCAGAAACAAATTCAGTAAATGCAGTATTCAAGAAAATCATTGGAGAAAGGAAAGCATTTCTGGTATTTAACGTGATTGCCGTTATAAATGATTTATTATTTGGTATTCCAGTTAAGTGTGTTGACTCATTAGTTTTTGAACATACAATTCTTGTAGAATTAAGAGCATTCTCTGCATTTAATAATACATTTTCATATCCTTTATCAACAAAAGATAGTTCGGTTCCATCAACACTCGTACCACTAACAGTTCTAATTTGAGCACTAAAGTTAGTTGATGATCCTGGATTTAGAACTTGATATACCGGTATTACAGAATTATAAATTATGTTTTGTGTTCCATATGCAGATCTTCCTCCAACCGATGATTCCAAATTAAATGATGTTTTTGGAGAATCTGCACCAAATCCATCAATAAGTCCGTCATAACGTCTATCTGGACCGTTAGATTGAAGATCTAATTCTAAATGATAACTATCAATATCCATTCCAATAGAACTTATATCATGAGTTGTGTTGATTCTCCTTAAAGATATTCCATTAACTTCATACTTATAAACTGAAGAATTTACACTATGTGGGAAAGCAACCGTATTATCTTGCCCCCTTGTTACTCCAGATAGTAATCCTGGTTCTACATTAGTATACTGGAGAATTTCATTATTAATTTTTAAATACCCTGGGTTAAGAGCACTCACTGGAACACCTTCAAACATTCCAAATGCCGAAGTATCTGCAATAGAAACATTTACTTCTACATCCGTTGTAGTCATACTGGAAGACAATAAAACGGGTGCTATATTAGATGAAACATCAGATAAGGTTACTTTATTGTTACTTGCATACATTCCATGATCAAAATGATCTACTTTTATATGATGTCCACTATAAATACCACCTTCTTCTACAGATGCCCCCCTAATATAAGTATTGGCTAAAGAAACTCTGACATTGGAATCATTATAATAAACCAATCTAGAACCATTAACAAAAGAATCACCTTGAACGTTTGTTAGATATAATGTATCTATAGAGTTATTATTTCCAGTTATGGTAATTCTTGCATTTTCACCAGTATTTGATGAAACCGAAGATGTTACAATACCAACAACATCTCCGACTGCATATCCATTTCCATAATTAAGAATAGTTGGAGTACCAGCAATCTGTCCACCAGAAGCAGTAATATTTAATGTCAAACCAGACCCTTTGCCAGTAATATTATAAGTTGAAACTTGAGAATCTGTTACATAATTTCTTCCAGCATCTGTAACTTCAACTGAAGATACCGAAGAACCCGTTCCTACTATATAACCAAAATTATAAGTTTTATAATTTTCACTAATTTTTCTACCAGATGATAATTCACTTATCAGTCCAGAATCTGTAATAGTAGTTACTCCAACTCTTAATTTTCTAGGATATGTTGTAATTGGGTTATTAATAAGTTTTTTCGTATAACTATTGCCAAGGTTTAAATCTGGATTTTCAAAGAATACCACACCGCTCGATTCTGTAAAGACTGCTTTATGTAATTTGAATTTCAGATCCTGATACTGACTAGAAGACCACACTGATCCATTTTGAGACTTGAATAAACTTCCAATCGCAAATTGAGTTGTGTATCTAACAGATTCTGCATCAGGTAAAGTAGCAGTATTGATAGTTTTTTCTCCCATCTCTGCGATCCACACCTCATATTGATCAGACTCTGGTGCAAGTATTACAACCGCATATTCAAGACCTGGAGGTAAGAATATAGGTGAATCAAATGTAAATTTAGTTGGAACTGTGCCATCAGTAGAAATATTAACCTGGCTTGGTCTTAATGTTACAGAATTTCCTAAAAGAGTCAGTGTTGGTGTACCAAGTTCAACTGTACGTATTTGCACAGTAACTGGATTATTTCCAGAATCTTTCTTCGCAAAATAAATATCCACTGCAGTAAGAAATACCCCATTTACATCTTCAGTGAATACTTGTTGTGAAGGAGCATCTATGCCAGTACCAACAACAAATGTTTGTGCTAATGGATCAGCTCTTTGCGCTTGTTGTTGAATTATATTAGTAACATTATTATTGGTCACATTAGTCACATTAGTCACATTATTTGTAACATTTGTAATAAAATTAAGCTCCTCAGGTGGAAGATTAAACTGGGATACTGCTGTTTGTGTTGTAGCTGTAATAGTGGTTGTGTTAATAGTTTCAAAATGATCTAAATTAGCAGTAATTGTATTTCTTCTAATAATATCTTGGTACATTTGTACGGTACCTTCTGCAAGATAATTTGCTTGAGCAGAAGATAGATCAGTAGATCCTAATCTTGCAGGTTCATTAGTAGAACTTGAAGAAAGTTTAAATGTCTTATTTCCCGTTGTAATTCTAACCGATGGGGGTGGAGTTGTATTAGGATCCCTGATAAAGAATGATCCTATCAAGTCCCCGTAATTATCAGAAACAAGTCTTGTAGACTTTACATATGCAATGGCACCACTTGTAGATCCAATTAAAACCATTTGTGGTAAAACATATCCAATATATCTTCCATCAATCGCTTCCGCAAGAGAAAATGTATCTACATTCAAAACTTTTGTTGATGGACTATAGAGTGTTGGGAGAGATTCATCTCTATTGTATGGATTAACATCATAAGTATCCGATGGATCGTCAAATGGTCCAAATTTATGATTTGGTTGTGCGACTCTAAATCTTAAAACATTTTCTAAGTTAAAATACCCAAAAACAGTTTCCCCAATTTCAAAAGAACCCACAGATCCATCATTAGTAAGATCAATGTCAGTAGATATCTCAATTAATTTTGGAACAAAATCGACAGAACCATTACCATCAAAAAATTGATAGAACCGTGTGTGTGGTTTTAAATTAGTTGCCACAAATTCAGTATTTCTCGATCTTAAGAAAGTTTCATTTTCTTGAGTAACAAATGCAGTTTCTTCTGTTTCTGATGTGCTTGTATCACTAGATCTTGTAGTTCTAGTTTCTGTTGTAGTATTACTACTTAAAGTTGTAAATGTATCTGCAACCGTAACTGATCTACCGTTTAGTCCAGTTCCACCTCCTGCACTGGATCTATTGTCCACGTTATTAAGTCTAACCCTATTGGTTTCAGTTCTTATCTGTAAGTTTAATGTATTATTATGAGTCAAAACTCTAGATGGAAGTTGAACCGTTCTAATCCACGTATCTCTTGTTGGCGTTAGAGATATTTGCCCAGAGTAGTCAATAACATGGAATGGGTTTACATTTTCAACTCTTGTTGCAAATGGTTGCTC